ACTTTTTTAATATCGTCTTTTTCGCATTCCGTCGAATAGCTTTTGTCGTAGTCTGGCCAAATGCCGTTGTACACGTTATCGCAGTACACGCGCTGTTGTTGCGTTGCGTCGTCCATATCCATTTGTGCGGCCAGACTCATTAAGACGCATACGGCAACCAGGGCGCACAGAAAGCGAAGAACTTTATTCATTATTTTAACTCCGTTGATTGAATACGTCAATTATACGTTAAGTCTTCGTATAATTCAAGCGTCTTGCGACTTCTTCGATTCCTACTACTGCAACTTGCTTTCCAATGTCCAAGCCTTGCAACAACGACAAAAGGCCGGGAACTAAATTGTCCTGGCCTTGTTCTTCGCATGTGTCAATCATCTGTTGGATTGCCACGCTATGAAGTTGCACGGTTTGGTATAGAAACGACGCCGCACGAAGAAGATTGTAGTAGCCATTGCCTACACTTTGTTCGGTCATTACTACGACTTGTTCGGCCAAAAACGGATTCATGTCTACAACAGCCCCGCCAGGCATACGAACGAATTTCGCGTTGATTATTTGTTCATGATTTAGCATTGCATCCCCACATTAAGCGAAGTTAGGAATTATAAGGTTCGGATTGCCGCCCGCAGCATGAAAGCCGCGTGCATACTGGCATGCTTCGACGGCCTGCATATGACCGCCGCAATTGTCGCATACGAAGCACTGGCCCAGGTAGAACGGCGGCGATACGTCGGCGAAAGCGTGTTGTTTGCATTCGTCAAGCTTTTTACGGTTTGCCTTGATGGCTTCGTAGCGTTCATGCATGTTCATAGCGCGGCCTTGTAAGTTCGTTAACAGGTTGTACAACGAATTCGCCTTTATCTACGATTGCGTGCGCGTTGCAAGCTACGCACTTATAGCTAAAGCCTTGTGTGCATCCTACGCCGCTATCAATCAATGCGCAAACACAGTCGGCACCGCTACGGCAGCGCGAAACAATGCCTAAGCCGTGGCACTGTGGGCAATCTTTGTTAGTGGTCATATTTGCTTTCTTCTTGCATGCGGTCATATTCGTCATAGATTGCCGAATCTACATCGGAATCTTCCAGTTGTTCGAAGTATTCGCGGTCTTCTTCGTTGCCTTTAAATTCGACGCTTTCAATAACGCCGAAGTCAAAAGAAACTTCCAAGTCCATTTTAACGCCGTCAATTTCGATGTTCATCAACATAGTATCCTCCGTTTCGATAAGTAAGATAGTACGTCAATGCTACGACGATTGCAAGAACTATTTAACTTCTTCGCCGCTGCAAGCTTTCTTAAACGAAGTTGGCGGTATTGGGCCGACATATACCGGCATACCTAGCGCATCGCTTACGACGAAGTATGCGCGTACAGGCTGGCCGAAGCGGTTAAGGCCGCTTACGATACCGCATACGTTGCCGAATGGGCCAGGGCGGCTATATACGGTCGCGCTTTCGAATGCTACGGCGCTTGCGTTGTTAAGCGAAGCCTTGACCAGCGATTCGGCAATAGCCTTAGACTTGTCGGCGTAGCTAACTTCGTCGGCGTGTGCCAGGCTTGCAAGGGTCATCAATACGGCAAAGATAATCGTTTTCATTTCGGTTCATCCTTCTTTTGTTGACAGGGCCAACACTTCGACCATGCGGAACTATACCACTTTCCGCACATACCGCACAAGTTACCGTTGCGAATATACGTCATGATGCGTTGACCGGCGTGTATTGAACAACTTTGCTAGCGTCGATAATTTTAACTTCGCCGTGTATAACTTCGGTAAATGCGCAATCGTTATCGCGGTCAAGAATCAAATTGCCGCTGTCGTCTTGCTGGTAGACTTCTACATAGCCTTCTTCTTCGTCAGCTACGATAACTTTGTCTATGAATTTGCCGTTAAGCATAACCATAGCGTTAAGGCAAAGCGGCCCTTTAATCGGGTCTTCGCGGTCTGTGTTTGCGTCAAGTCTCATGCTGGCACCTCGCAACCCATGTAGCCGTTAGAACCAAGCGTAAGCTTCGAACCATCACGAAACTTGTAATGCGTGTATTCGACGCCTTCTTTAACTTCGTCGTGAAATTCAACGCACTTACGTTCGGCACGTTCGCGCATAGGTTCTTCGTTATAAAATTCTTCTGCAATGCTTTCCATTATGACCCCCAATTAAGATACGCTGTTAAGTTCTCTACTGCTTCAATCCAACTATAGCATACTACGAAGCCAAAGCCTTGACTTTTTACGAATTCGCCGAAACTACGTTGTTCATCCGATACACCTCCTTTTGAAGTTGCCTTAACTGGCTTTTCGCTAGGCTTTTTCATTTCGATGAACAAGCCGCTGTATTCGCCGCGCTTTACGGCCAAGAACGTATCAGATACGCCGCTGCGTACGCCTTCGGCCTTCAATGCACCGCCGCGTATGGCGCGGGTCTTTTCGTCGTCGCCACGGCTACCGCCGTTTGGTATAGCGAAGAAGAAATGAAGTTCGGGAATAGGGCAGGCCGGAATAGAAGCTTTCGCATCGGCCAGGGGCATACCTGCGGCCCATGCATTCGCTATTGCTATGCCTTGATGTTCGGCGATAGCGCACCATGCGAATAACGCAACTTGGTGCGCATGTTCGGTATTAGACTTCGCCAGGGTTGCGGGCGTCATGATGCGCGCCTATTCTGCAATACAGCAGGTAACATGATGAATCAAAGCTTCGTCGCGTAGCTGCAAAGTCTTGTAAGTGTTCAACAAAATTTGTTGCGCTTCTACGAAGTTTGACGCCGGTACGTCGTCCCAAAATATAACGTTGCCAGCCTTGTTAAAGAATGTTACGGTCCAAAATTTCATGTTCAATACTCCAATGAAAAAGCCCCTGTACAGGGGCGATGGTTAGCTGTAGCTCTTTTGAAGTTCTTTTGTTTCGGCGTAGCTTACAACAGGAATGCCCATTGCAACAAGGCGTTCCATTGCTTCAACTTCCGAATCAATCCAAAGCTTGCAACGTGCTTTAGCTTGGGCGATAGCTGCAACGTCGCGTGCTTCAATTGCGGCTGTAAGTTCGTCGGCATGTTTTTCAAAACACTTACGCGAAACTTGAATGCTGTTAAAACGCTTTGCAATTTCTTCGCCTTGTTTCTTCGTAATCATGGTTTGCTCCGGTTCGGTTGGTATGTAGTGAATATACGCCCAATATCAAACGAAAGCAAGAACTATTTTACGTCAATGCTACGACGATGTTCGTACATGCGGCGAATGTCTTGTTTCCTGGCACGGCGCGACAACAAGAACACTACGACGAATAGGCACAGCGCCGAACCGGCCAGGATGCCAAAGACGAAGCCCAGGCATAGCAATTCGGCGGCTGTCAAGGCAGGCCCAGGCGATCACGACAGCGGCAGCACACGCCCAGGACTAGGCGCGGCATTGGTTCGCCACATTCGACGCATTCGCCCTTGCCGCCTACGGGCATGAACGCGATTTGCTGGCGTATTGCTGCGGTCTGTGCATCAAGAATAATTGCGGCCTTAACTTCTGTGTCGTCTACGATATCCATTCGTTACTATCCTTTGTATCCTGTTGTAGTCTTTACCAGTGCAAACAATCCACCGATGCTAGTACGACGGCCAACAAGCACGTTGCGCGGTTCTGCCTGGCGATACAGCAGCCAATAAATACGATTGGTCATGCCGCCTAGCTTACCTTGCACTTGTTCGCTACGTTCAACTATGAAGCATTTGCCTTCAAGCGCCATAGTCTTAGCGTGCTTTAACTTCGTTGCATCGGTATAGTTCGCTACCATGATTTACTTTCTTATGTGTTTGCATCCGCTACAACGCTTGTCTTTGTCTGAAATATCGTACATGCATGCTGTTGTAAAAACGTGATGAATAGGCACCATAACCGGCGTGCGAGTTGTCGAACCTGGCCCGTACTTCCATCCCGCTTGTGCATGGTGCGTCGTAACGCCTAATAGCGGGCGCGGTCGATCATGACAACCATACAGCTTTACTTGACTTGGCGCAATAGTCGTTTTAGCAATGGCTTCGTACTTTGCGACAGCTTCGCAAAGATCGGCATAAGCATTTGCCCGGTTACGATGTACGCTACGGTCGTCCGACTTCGTTACGATGATACCGCTTGGCTTGTGCAAGATAGACACGGCGACAGGTTGCGCAGTTGACCAACCGCCTACGCGTTTCGCGTGGAACACGTCAATTTTCAAATCTTCGGGTTTAAGTTCCATGGTTAATCGCCTTTTAAATCTTTTTTCGATTGATAGAACTGCCAGCCGCACATACTGCAAATCTTTGTGCCGTTATAAGTAAATGCGTAGCAGTTATGGCAAACCTTCAACTGTGCATCGAGTTCAATCTTTGCCTTTGCTTCTTTAATTTCTTTTTCAAGTTTTGCTTCAATCTCCTTTACCAATGCTTCTTGATAAGGACGCAACTTAACTTGTTCGTCTAGCTCGCGAATAGTCTTCATATTTAGCCCACATTGATTGTTAGAAGTCGATTAAGCTGTGCGCGCAACTTCGACACAGTTATGCGGTTCGCCGTGTTCGACAACAACGAACTTCTTGCCGTCTTTGCTCTTACGGCTGGCGATAGTGCGAAGCGATTTTACGTTAGCTTCGGCGGCAGGGATCGTAAAGCATTTGCCGACTTCCAGTTGTTCGAATGGATACACTTGTTTTTGAACTGCGCCGGTTGGTTGCGGCGACATTGCTTGCGGGCTTGCGTCAGTGATTACGATAGACATTTGGGAATCTCCTTTGAGTAAGTACGACCATCCTAACATGGGCTGTTGATCGTTGTCAACAACAATCAACACGGCAACGTTGATCCAACAGCGCAACACCCATTCGACTCGTATAAGGGTTTATTTAGTAGTTAAGTAATTGATTTATATATATATTTAATATATTTAATAAGTTTAATAGTGAAAAGTACCTGTTTATCGTTGACTGTTGATATGAACGATCAACAGGGAAATGACATACTGTTGATTAACGTTGATCGTTGTAGCGTTGATATCAACAGACAACAGGTAGGTAATATATGTCTAGGTCATTAAACTCGTTAAATACGCTAAATGTCCTTTGTATTCAATCACTTGCGCGTATAACGACCCCTTATACGTGTCAAACGCTACTGTTGATCGTTGATCCAACACACAACAGGCCAGGACAAAAAAAAAGACAGCCGAAGCTGTCTAGAAGGTTTGAACGTAGTTTGTTATTCAGAACAACCGAACAACGATAGAACATCGTCGCGCTTATAGTATTCACCGTTAGCGCGTGTAACGATTGTGGCGAAGCGGATACCGTAGCGCGGTAAGCATTGGTCAAGCATATCCGCGTCAGGCGTTGCATGCACAATGTAGCCGTTTGCAGGGTTGCGCAAAATAGCGTTAGGCTTCGATACGTCTACGACGGTTTTAGCAGCCTGATTTGCCGGGTTAATGTGGGCATTGTCTGTAGGGGCTGGCACAACGGCGTTGAATACTTCGATTGCGGTAACAGGCTTCGGAATGCCGCTTGCGTCAAGCCTGTATGCAATGACAGAATCGACAGCAGGGGCCGCAGGCGCTACCAGGGGAACAAACGGGCCGCTACCGCGTACGCTGTCATTGTCGAAGGCTATGTAAGCAGGGTCGAGCTTGATGCCCACACTTACATGCGGCCCGGTGCCTGGCAGGTTCTCGCGTGGCGCGGTATCGAACGATTGCCGGTAAGCGCCCATTACATAGCCTTCCTGTTTCTTCGACAGGCCGCAGTGTTTAACCAGACGATGAAAGTTCGCTTCGTTAGGTTCAACATGCCGACGTTCATACGCCCATTCGACAAGTTGCTTCCATGTTTCGCGCCCGATCATGACGCCGTTTGCTACGTCTATTTTAAGTTGTGCGATGTTCATTGCTTTTGCTCCTTGGTTTTAAAAATTGCGTTGTACAAATTTTGACGGTTAAAGCCTGGCACTTTACGAAACTTCAACAAACCAGTAGTAGGAAAGTAATCGGCTACGATTGCCTTGTCTACTTTAATCATCAAGTGGATACCTTGATTGTTGGTTTGCCAGGTAAATCCGGCGTTATGCAGATCGAATTCGGCGCTTGCTATCAGCATGCACTTTTCATCGAAATGTTCTTTAGTTTTACTAAGCTGCATTTCGTTAGCTCCTTGGTTTAGGTAAGCGAATACGGTACGGCCCAGGAACAAGCGACAGTACCGAACCATTGTAACGCACAAAATTTGCGTCGATTTGATGCACGGTAGGACAGACTAGCCATTTTGACCATGCGTTTTGAAACCCGTTAAACTCGTATTGCCTTACGAATGCAACGCCGTCTTGCCTTACGGCGATTTCGATTGAAACGGCTTCGGGTGTATGGCCGTAAAACAAAGACGTTGCGTTGCACATGACGGCCCCTTATTCGAAGGTTACTACGTCGGACAGGCCAAGAGCGCGCACAGCTGTTTTGCGGCGTTCCAAAGCTTTGTCGCCTGGCGCGCTACGCAACCAAATATCGGCGGATTTCTGCGCATAAGCCGGATTGCTATACGGCGGATTAATACACTGTTGCAAGCGCAAAATCTCTCTGCATTCGTTTTTATTAAGCGTCAACTCTACGCCTTTGATAGTAACTTTGACCATTTCGCAAACTCCTTAAAGTTGGCCCCGAAGGGCCGTTTGATTATTTAACTGGAATTTCTTTTTCCATTTTGTCGGCTAATTTAATTGCGTCATCGCGGGACATTGGTTTTGTAAGAATTTTCGCGCCCATTGCCATAGAACCGCCGTCAGTGCGTTGGCCTTCAATTACGACGAACAACGGGCTGTTAATTTCGTGGTGTTGAACGATGTTAAAACGTGGATTCTTGTGCATGATATTTTCCTTTAAGTAGTTGTGTGCCGATGAATTTAATTATACGCCGTTAAACTACGTCGTCAACTACTTTCGCAAACTACGTTGAAGAAATGCGACAGACAATAGAAAAAGCCCCTGAACCGCATTTCTGCAATCAGGGGCTTTATCATGGGCGCTTCCGCTTTCGCGGGCCGGTCGAAACACGGCTATCGGGCTGCTACCAACCGAACCCCGATCATGGGGCATTGCGGCCAGGCTGTCAAGCGCTACAGGCAAAATACTTTCGGCGTAGCGATCATGTAACACTTCGCCGTAGTGTTGTGGTCTTTCGACAGTGTAGCGCGGCTAACTTCTTGAAGGTCGCCACGGTCAACAAGGGTCTTTATTGCGATTTCAATTGCCTTGCCACTTCCCCGACGATCCTTGCGAAATACGGCGATTGCTGCCAGGCGACGCGACACATAGCTAAACGGTATGATACGTTCGCTGTGCAGTCCAATAGGCGACGTACTATACTTCTGTACTTCTGACCATGGCTTTACGATGTAGTCATGCACAACGCGAACAACTTCGTTCAACTGCTTCTGTTCGTCGTTGTCGCTTCCTACGTCGCCAGCATCGAAACGGCCTAACAGGTTACGAACGTCGGCAACAATGATCGTTGTAGCCCATGCAAAGATTTCGCTTGTAATCATAGGTTCGTATGGGTTGCATCCAACGGCGATCAACGAAGCCAGTTTAAGCGCTTTCATGTGGGCGCGGGACCAAAGTTGTTTCTTTACTTCGCGGTCTGAACCATTAGTATTGGAACGACAATATTCTTCGAATGCGTCGGCTTCTAAATCTACGCCCTGTCGATACCCGACGTTAATTGCCTTGTGTTGGCTGTTCAACATCAACGCATGTGCGCAAAGGGTCGAAAGCATTTCGATAACTTCGAACGATGGCCGTACAGTAGAACCGTGCTTGTTCAACGGCGGTACGATGCCTTTAAACTCGATGGTAGTAAAACGCGGTAACAAGCCTTCCGAAATCATATCTTCGTTAAGCGCTTCGTAAAAGCGTTCCGGCGTCGATTCGCCCAGGACGGTAAAGGACGGCGCAAGAATTGCTGTTGTATTCTTATCGCGGTCGCTGTAAATAGTTGGCCGCATAATCTTACCTTCGCCCGACTTGTTATACAGGTCAAGCAACATACGGCGCAAACCTAACAAGTGCGGCGGGGCGTGTGGCGCGCACATTTGTTGCATCATCAAGCCGAATTCGCCAATCAAGCTTACAAAAGATACGGCGGTCTTTGACATATACTTTGTAAGTGCTTGCGACGATGAAATTTCGGCAGGGCCGATGAATTCACTTGCAGCAGGCACAGCGCGCAAAACTTGGGCCATCAACTTATCAATACCGCTTGCGATTGCTTCTTTGCCAGTTCCGGTAGGGGCCAGCAACAACACATATTGGTTAAGTCCTGTTCCAGATACGTTGTATGCCCTGCCCACAATACCGGCTACTAGGCCAAGCGCACCAGCAAGGGCGATTTCGGCAACAGGCCGGGGCGCTTGTGCGTAAATAAACTTGGCGATTTCGCCGACCAGGCCAGGCGGCACACTGTATATACTGTTCAATGGTTGCGGCGTTGCTTGCTCGGTTTCGTGTTGCACTGGCGCGGCCTTCATTGTTCGTGCATCGTCTTTGCGGCGGCGCAGTTCTATAGCTTCGTTAACTTGATTACGCAATCCTTCGATATCAACAGGCGGTAACATACGGTCAAAGCATTTTGCAAGCATGTAGTTAATACGATACTGCGCCCGCGATTTCTCGCGCTGGCCTAACTTCGACGACAAGAACAACTTTTGCACTTGCTGGCGGTTTTCGCTGTAGAACGCGATAATATCAACCAGGGCTAAATCTGCTTCGGATTGCGAAGGATAATACTTACCCCAATCGCCGTTGTAATACAGGTCTGTAAATTTCTGTCCGTTCGCTGCTGTGCCTGCCATTTCCAATACGGCTTCGTCGGTAAGCTTTGCGTTTTCAAGGCCAGCGTAAAACGATTGTGCGTTACGACCCTTGCCCATTTGTTCCCAAAGGCCGTTAAGCAATTCGTCTTGGTCTACGATAGGCAAATTGTTGTAAAGATTGCCTGTCATCGTCATGTAACGTTGACTCGTATAGACTTCGATAGACGAACGCTTACGACCGGACGGCAACGAACCTTTGCAAATAATGTGCAAGCCCTGGCCCGATGGCGAAAACTCCGAATACGAATTAAATTCGCGGTAAATGTCCTGTTGCCGCTGCATTACTTCGTCCGGTTTATCGTGTTTAAACGTACCGTCTTCTTTAGTTTCGTATGGGTTGTCCAGATCGACAAAGCCGAACGGGTCGCCTTCGGTTAATACAAACCCGATACCGGCGTAACCATTATTGTTTGTTGCGGCTGTAACTGCTTCGTCAAACGTTGCCCATGTTGAAGGGTCGTTTACGTCGGCATGCCACAGATTGCGCGGCGAATACGGAACTTTGGTAGGCTTTGAACCTTCCTTTTCTTCGTATCTCCAAACAACCCATTGCGGCCAAACTCGCATTTCCTGCGGAATGTTCTGATACATTTAGCGCGCCTTCTTTGCGTTGTTCTTCAAGTAAGCGTTAAGCGTTTCAATAGTGTTTACGCCAGGGTTCAAGATATCGCCGCGTGCGAAGCTGTTAAGCCAGGCCACAGACACGCCAATATCTTCGGCAATCTTCGCTGTAGAAAGGGATTGCGGACGGTCAACAAGTAGTTGCCGCGTGCTGTCGCGCAGCGTTGTAACTTCGGTCATGATGCGTAGCCTTGAATGTGGGCAAGATGGTTGATACCCCGCAATATACCGGCTAAAATTCTGTTGCGCAAGCTAAAATATTGTTTGACCGCAATCCACGATTCAGGGTATTGTGTTGAACGTTGGCAATCCGCCGACGCCTACCAGGGGAATGTAAATATGTCGAACGATCAAACGAAGGGCTACGGCGTATGCCGCAGCGTTGAAGATGCGCACACAGTAGCAGCCCAGGCGAAGGCCGCAGGGTTGCAAGGCTGCTACCCTAGCGCCGCCGTTGTGTTGTCGGACGAATTGACGAAGCCAGCTTTCAACTACGGGGCCGAAGCAATCAGCACTTTGTCGAACCAGTTTCACGGCGATTTGGTTTCGTTGGCGCTGTTCGACAACACTTTGTCGCGTGCAATCGAAGCATTGAAAGAACTTGACGCGATCAAGAAAACGCTTTTCTACGGCAAGCCATTGCCGGAACATATCGACCCGCAAGCGCAACACGCTTTCGAAAACTGCACCGGTTTGCCAGCGTGGTTTAAAAACGCATCGTTCGGCGAAATGATGATACACGGCATCGTAGGCAGTGCAACCGAAGTCGGCGAACAACTAGAAGCGCTTTACGCAACCATCTTTCAAGGCCAAGACTTCGACGAAATCAACATCAAGGAAGAAACCGGCGACCAATTTTGGTACAACGCCGTAGTTGCTTATGCCTGCGGCTTTTCTTTCGACGACGCGCAACGCATCAACATTGCGAAACTTCGCGCCCGCTATCCAAACAAATTCACCGAATACGACGCGATCAACCGAAATTTGGTTGAAGAACGCCGTATTTTGTCGAAATAGTTTGACTCCGTAAATTGGCCGTAGTATAGTTCTTCTATCCGAAGCAACTTGCTACGGCCCAACCGAAAAGGAAATAACCATGGTCCCGCAAAAAATCGAAGTCGCCGACCGCAAGACCGGCGTAATCAAGGTCTACACCGAAATTGAATGGAAAGCGGAACACGACTGCATTCTTAAAGCTTGGGAAGATTCGAAGTCGGCGCTTGAACGCGCCAAAGAAGCAGAAATGGAATTGCGCAAAGATTATGTTGCGTTTGCTTCCGATCCTACCAAGCACGCCGGAACCGAGAACGTCGAACTTGCGGACGGCTGGAAAGCGAAGATTGTCAAGAAGCTTAACTATAGCTGGATCAAAGAAGGCGAAAAAATCGCCAAACACAAAATTGACGACGTTCTGGATTTGATCGAAAAGACCGTCGAAAACGGCGGCTTGATTGCCGAACGTTTGGTCAAGTGGACGCCTGAACTTTCGTTGACCGAATACAAGCTGTTGCCGGAACAAGCCAAGAAATTGATTGATACCGTCATCGTAACCACGGACGCGGCCCCGTCGCTGGAAATCGTAGCGCCGAAGGGTAGTAAGCGTTAAACCAACAAGCCCCGGTTGCCCACATACAGCCGGGGCGGAAAGCAACCATGAACAACAAAGACTTAAAGCCAGCTTCGCAACTGGCGCAACGTTTCGGCGTAAAGGCCGTATGTTTTGGCGGGCCAGGTAGCGGAAAAACGCCGTTGCTTACTACCGCACCGCGCCCGGTACTTTGCGCCGTTGAACCTGGCTTGCTGTCTATGCGCAATTCGAACATTCCAACATGGGAAGCGTACACCCGCCCGAAGATTGAAGAATTCTTTACTTGGTTCTTTACGTCATCGGAAGCGAAGCAATACGACACCTTGGGTATCGACAGTATTTCGCAGTTGGCCGAAATCATCCTAACCGACGAACTTAACCCAAAGAAAAACAAAGACGGTCGCGCCGCATATGGTAAAATGTCAATCGCAACGATGGAACTTATCAACGCGCTTTACTACTTACCACAAAAGCACATTCTTTTGATTGCCAAACAAGGCATCGAAGACGGAACAGGTTTAAAGAAGCCGTATTTTCCCGGCCAGGACTTGAACGTAAAAGTCCCGCACATGTACGACGAAATTTTGCATTTGGGTTTGCACAGTGTTCCCGGCATGGTACAGCCGCAACGCGCAATTCGTACAATGCAAAACTTCGAATACATGGCGCGGGATCGTAGCGGGCGACTTGCCGAACTTGAACCGCCAGATTTAAGCGCATTGTTTACCAAAGCAATGTCGTAAGAAACGGCCAACCTGTCAAGCCGCATAATTGACAGGACTTTTTGCAAAAAGGTAATATCATGGCTCAACTTATCGCAGCATTCAACGCGCATCAATTCGACCCAACCCAAGGCGGCGGAAGCCTGCCAGTTGGCAAACACCCGGTCGTAATCACCGAATCCGAAGTCAAGGCCAACAGCGCCAACGACGGCGGCTATTTGGAACTGCTGTTGAAAATCATTGACGGCCCCGCCGCAGGTACTACAGGCGCTTACCGCCTGAATCTCTATAATAAGTCGGAAAAGGCCGTCGAAATTGCGCACCGTCAAATGTCCGCACTGTGCCACGTAATCGGCGTCTACAACGTGCAAGATACCCAAGCAATGCACAATCTGCCCTTCGTAATCGAAGTCGGCATGCAAAAGGGCGAAGAAGCGGCGCAGAAGGGTTACACCGAAGTTAAAAAAGTGTTCGACATTAACGGCAACGAACCAGGCAAAGCAGGTGCGGGCGCACAGCAAGCGGCCCCGGCGCAGGGTTTCGCCCAACAACAGCCGCAAGGCCAACCGCAGCAATTCGCCCAACAGCAACCGCAACAACAGCAGCAACCAGCGGCGGGCGGTTGGGGCGGTCAACCGCAAGGCCAGCCAGCGCAGCAAGGCGGCGGCTTCCAGCAGCCAGCGCAGCAACAGCAGGCGCAAGGCGGCGCGGCATGGGGCCAGGGCGGGCAACCAGCGCAACAGCAGGCCCAACCGCAGCAGCAAGCGGCCCCGGCGCAGGCTGGCGGCTGGCAGCAGAACCAGGGACCGGCAGCAGGCGCACCGGCATGGGGTCAGAAGTAATACCGTCGTAGTTTAACAACGTAGGGGTTTCGGCCCCTACTCTTTTTATAAAGGCGCGTTGTGCAATCTAACATCTTACCAGCGTTGCCAGTTCCAACCCATTGCGACAACTGCAATTCAACACGCATTGAATTTACTTCGAACGATAAAGTCTACGGGCGTAAGCTTGGCAATTGGCCGTATGCTTACTACTGCAACGACTGTACAGCCGCCGTAGGTTGTCACCCAAACACACAAACCCCGCTTGGTCGTATGGCCGACAGAGACACAAGATTTTTACGCAAACATGCGCATTTGGCTTTAGACCCATTTTGGGAAAATCAATACATGACGCGAAGCAAAGCCTATGCATGGCTAGCCGCCGCACTTGAAATTGATTTAGAAAGCTGTCATATATCGTTGCTTTCAAAAGAACAATTAACCACAACTATAAAAATTTGTACCGAGTATTTGCAACAAAATATTAAATCCCTTGAACGTCGGAAAGCGAAGAAAAATGCAAAATCAACAGAACGAAACAAACGGTCAAGCGGGTTCGTCGAACGGCGGAAAGCAAAGCGTTGATCTCTCGGCCCCTGGCGTTGCAAAGCAAGTAGCAAGGCAGGTTCTTGAAGACGTAGACCGTTATTGCGCTACAACGTATGATGACGGCCACCGTAACCACTTGGGCGCATCGTTGATCGGTCGCGAATGCAAACGCTTTCTTTGGTACGTATTCCGTTGGTGTCACAAAGAACAGTTTGACGGACGCATGCAACGGCTGTTTAACCGTGGGCATCGCGAAGAAGCGCGCTTTATTGAATGGCTGGAAGGTATCGGCGCTAAAGTTTGGTTTGAAAATCGCGACGTAGCGCCGAACGAAAAAGGCGAATACCCGCAGTATCGCATTACCGGGGCAAAAGGCCACTTCGGCGGATCGTTGGACGCGATCATTATTTTGCCAGAACGTTACGGCATTTCCGAACCTATTTTGGGCGAATTTAAAACCAACGGCACGGGTTCAGGTTTCGATAAGCTGGAAAAAGACGGAATGGCCGTAGCCAAAGCCGAACACTACGCCCAAACTTCAACATACGGAAAGAAATACAATTTTCGCTATGTTCTTTACATGAACATTAACAAGAACGATGACAGCATACACGTTGAACTTGTAAAGCTGAATCATCAACTTGGCGAACAAATGGAAACCAAGGCTGAATTGATTATTTTTTCCCAGGTTCCGCCGCCTAGGTTATCGGACAACATTACGTTCCGAAGCTGCGCGTATTGTTCAATGAAAGAAATTTGCCACAAAGGCGCAGTTGTCGAACGCAATTGCCGTAGCTGCAAAAACGCAACACCTGTCGAAAATGCGCAATGGTTTTGTAGCGTGCATAACGACGTAATCCCAAAACATATTATTCCGCTGGCCTGCGATTCTTACAAGTCAATTACCGATAATGTCTAACATTTATATTCCGCGATGGTATCAAAACGAAGCCGAATATTCGGTCTTCGATTACTTCGAAAGCGGTAAGCGCGGAAACCCTGTAGTTGCGATGCCAACCGGAACCGGCAAAAGCATCGTAATTGCAAACCTTATTCGCCGCATTTTTTGCATGCATCCTAACCAGCGCGTAATGATGCTTACGCACGTTAAGAAGTTGATTCAACAGAACGCCGAAAAGTTAATGTCTGTCTGGCCGACTGCGCCGCTTGGCATTTATAGCGCGGGATTGAAAAGCCGCGATATGATTATGCCTATTGTGTTTGGCGGTATTCAATCAGTAGCAAAAGCTATTGCGCGCAGCTTGGAAGACGAAGGCAACCAGCTATTGCCGCAGCATATGAAACATTTTGGATGGCGCGATCTAATCTTTATCGACGAAGCCCATTTGTTAAGTCCTAACGAAGATAGCGAATATCAATACGTAATTGCAGAATTAAAAAAGATTAACCCATATCTTAAAGTAATCGGCTTTACGGCAACGCCTTACCGCATGAAACAGGGCATGATTACAGACGATGACGGAATTTTTACCGACATTTGTTACGACATTACCGGCATTGAAGCATTTAACCGCATGATTGCCGAAGGCTTTATGTCGCCAATCATCGCCAAGCCGACTAGAACAATTATCGACGTTTCCGGCGTAGGTATGACAGGCAGCGAATTCAATCAAAAGCAATTGAATAACGTTGTCGATACCGACGAAGTTACTTACAACGCCGTAAAAGAAATGGTAGAATACGGGGCTAACCGTAATTCATGGATGGTATTCGGGTCAAGCATTGAAAACGCCGAACACATTAACGCAATGCTGCAAAGCTTCGGCGTTAATTCTGTCGTTGTGCATTCGAAGTTAAAAGATTCCGACCAACGTATTTTAGATTTTCAGAACGGGCAGTATCAATGCATCGTAAATAAGGATATGCTTACAACCGGGTTTGACCATCCCCCGATTGATTTTATAGCCGATTTGCAGCCCACAATGTCGCCCGGCAAACACGTTCAAAAATGGGGGCGTGGTACGCGGCCTTCGCCAGCGACGTATAAGAACAACTGTCTAGGTTTGGACTTCGCGGGCAATGTTCGTAGGCTTGGGCCGATCAATGACCCTGTTAAGCCGCGTAAGCCAGGCCAGGGCGGGGGCGATGCACCAATACGTATTTGCGATTCATGCGGCGCATACAATCATGCATCGGCGCGCACTTGCTGCAACTGCGGCGTAGAATTCAGTTTCGAAACAAAGATATTCGGCACAGCAGGAACCGAAGCATTCTTACGTAGTGATGCCCCTATCGTCGAATACTTCAAAGTAGCCAAAGTAATTTATAACCTACATGAAAAGAAGGACGCCAACGGAACATTAACTAGCCCGCCATCAATTAAAGTGTCGTACTTTTGTGGGCTGCATATGTTTCATGAATGGGTTATGCTAGAGCATCCCGGCATGGCGTCGAAGCGCGCCCGCGATTGGTGGCGTTCAAGGCATCAAGAAGAACCGCCGCCGACAACGCATCAAGCTTTGCAACGTGTTTCAGAACTAAGAAAGCCAGCGCAAATAAGAGTTTGGGTTAATAAGAAATATCCAGACATTTTAGGTTACGAATATTAAAGGTGAAATCATGGACTTAGACGCAAACGTACCAATCCCAGGCGCAACCGCAGCAGTACCGGCTAAACCAGCCCGCCGCCGTGCATCGCCGAAACCAAAGGCCGAACCAGTCGCCGAAGTTGCCAACCCTGCGGCGGGCTTGTTGCGTGCATTGAAGTTCATTTCAATTGCACAGAAGAAGGCCGGTACGCCGGTTCAACAATTCTGCAACTTATCGTATCATTGGGCCGCAGCTACAAACGAAACTTTAACGGTTGCAACGCGCATTGAAGAAGACTTGACAGCTTGCCCGCATACTTTAAGTTTGATTGACGCACTTTCGAAGTGTTCCGGCGATTTGGCAATTACCCAACTTTCGCCGCAAACGCTGGCCGTAGATTCGGGCCTGTTTAAAGGTCTGGTCAATTGCGCAAGCTTTGACGAAATCCAGATACCCGCCCCCGATCCGATTTGCGCGGCTGCGAACGATCGTATTAAATTCGCCCTTGGGGCGGTCGCCTGCCTGGCAACGGACGGTGCGCCAACGGCCCGCAATGCGTCCGTGCTGCTGCAATCGGGTAGCGCCGTGGCAACCAACGGCCACGCGCTGTTGGAAGCCTGGCACGGCGTCGATTTGCCCCCAAATCTGTTGATTCCGAAGGTTTCGGCGGTCGCTATCGCCAAATGCGACAAAACGCTTACAGGCTTCGGGTTTTCGCCGTCTTCTGCAACGTTTTGGTTCGAAGACGGTTCTTTCATTAAGACGCAACTTTACAACGAACAATACCCGAACTATCATTCTGTTATTGACGTAGCCGGGTTAAGCCCTGCGCCGCTTCCTTCCGTCTTCTTCAAAGGTGTAAAAGCAATCGAATCGTTTAGCGAAGATTCAATTGTGTATTTTCACGAAGGTATCTTGAAGTCTAACAAGCGTATGGAAAACGCAAGCACTTACAAGATTGAAGGTTTGCCGCAAGGCTTTGCTTTTAATGCGAAGTATCTTATCATGCTAGAATCTGCAATGAAGACCGTAGCATTTCAAGATGCGGCTAACGGGCCTAAAGCGTACTTCTTTGGCGAAAACATACGCGGCGTGCTTATGGGCGTAGCAATGAACGAAAAAGAACGTCGCGAATACGAACACGGCCCCGAAGAACAACGCCAACGGCCAACAGGTGATTTTAGCGATATGGACGACGACATACCTTTCTGAGACCGAAGATGAAACTTAAAACAATAAATGAACAAGGCTTCGTAGTCGCCAAAGATCAAAGGGTAATCGACAAGGTTACGCTTAATCTACAGCGGTCGTTGAAGCCGGTTACGTACTTTAATGATATGGAACTTATGGCCGTTGCCCCTGGCAGCGTATTTATTTTCGATAGCGAATGCTATCCTAACTTTTGGTACATATCGTTTAAGTGCGTCGTAACCGGCAAAGTTGTTTCGTTCGAACTGTCGCCAGCATCGCCAACTATCAACGTAAATAAACTTCGTTGGATGCTATGGCGATATTGCTTCGTAGGTTTCAACTCGCGCAAATATGATATGCCGATGTTAGCTTACGCAATGAAAGGCGCAACTTGCCAGCAACTAAAGCAAGCTAACGATTTTTTGATTATTAAAGTAGAAGACCAATACGGCAAAGAAAACAACGTAACGACATTTGACTTTGAACGCGAATTTAAAGTAAAGGTCGAACAGTACAACCATATTGACTTAATCGAAGTCGCCCCGTTGCAAGGTTCATTGAAGCTTTACGCCGGTCGCCTGCATTGCCAACGTATGCAGGATTTGCCATTTCCGCCAGACCATCACCTAACCGAAGAAGAAGCCGCAATTGTAAGGCCGTATTGCGACAACGACTTAGATAACACTATGTTACTTTGGTCGGATTTGTTGCCGCAATTGACGTTGCGCGAAAACTTAGGCAAAGAATACGGGCTTGATTTGCGGTCGAAATCGGATGCACAATTGGCCGAAGCTGTCATTAATTCCGAACTGGCTAAATTGACCGGCAAGTATCCCAAGAAGCCCACATTAGAATACGGCACGATATTGCAATACACGGTTCCCGACTGCATATCGTATAAGTCGCCGGAACTGCAAGCCATGCTTGAAAGCGTGCGCGCTGCCAGGTTCGAACTAGACGCCTTGGGTTCGCCTATCTGGCCGGTCGGCTTGGGTCAAAAAGAAAAGAATACATCGGGTAATGACGTATGGGTTTTGAAAGTCAACGTCGGCAACAACGTATATAAAATGGGCATGGGCGGCTTGCACTCGCAAGAAAAGTCGGTTACGCATTTGGCCGATTCCAACACTATTTTGGAAGACGACGATTTCGATTCGTTCTATCCGTATATTATCATTTCACAGCGTTTGTTTCCGTCGCACTTGGGCGAAGCCTTTTTGCAAGTCTACGAAAACATCGTCAAGACACGTATCAACGCAAAGCGCCAGGCGGCGGCATGCAAGGCAAGCGGCGACAAAGAAGGCGAACGCGCTTGGAAAGTCATTGCCGACAGCTTGAAGATTACGATTAACGGATCATTCGGCAAACTTGGCAACAAGTATTCAACAATTTATGCGCCGCAATTGATGTTGCAAGTAACGATTACAGGGCAGCTTATTTTGTTAATGCTTATTGAAATGCTGGAAAATGCAGGCATTGAATGCATAAGCGCAAACACTGACGGCGTTATTTCCAAGTTCCGGCCAGACCAGAACGCAACAAAGCGCGCTGTTATTAAAGAAATTGAACGCATTACCAGCTTTACGACAGAAGCAACACGCTACGGCGGCGTCTACAATCGGGACGTAAATAACTACCTGGCGACCAAACTAAAATTTGACAAGAACACAAACGAATGGACAAACGAAATCGAAGAAATAAAAGTTAAAGGCATTTATTCCGAAAAAGGATCGGCACTTAACAGCGTGCTTTCTAAGAACCCTGAAACGCTTATTTGTTCGGATGCGTTGCAAGCCTTCCTTCGCTACGGAACGCCGGTTGAACAGACTATTACGCAATGCAAAGACATTCGCCGTTTTACGGCTTTGAAGAACGTTAAAGGCGGTGGCGAAAAAGGCGGCAAGTATTTAGGCAAGGTCGTTCGCTGGTATTATGCGAAGAATGAGGCAGGCTTTATAGCATATGTGGGCAGCGGTAACAAGGTTAGTAAATCTGACGGCGCACGGCCTTTGATGGATTTACCAAACGAATTTCCAACGGATATTAATTACAACTGGTATATAAAAGAAACAAAGGATATGCTTTACGATATCGGACTTTGGCAGAAACCTAAAACAATGCCTTTGTTCTTCTAATTGAAAAGACCGCCGAAGCGGTCTTTTTTTTTATGCAAGGTTCATTGTGAAATCATAAGGCACACTAAAGCCGAACGAAAGGTTGTTGAGATAAGGAGTTACCGAACCTAACATAATAGCGTTTTGAAGGTTCGTTTTATAAACGGTGCTAATGGCCCCGGCTGCTGTCAAAGTCATAGGCGCGTAAGGGTCAATACCTGAACTACTCAGGTATTGAACTTGACGGCTGTTTGCAGCGTCAATATTTTTATTAACCGGGTAATCGAAACCGGCAGGAATTGCGCCGCCAGCCGAAGTTTCAAGTTTAAGGCTAAACAACAAAGCGCCGCCATTGCGTTTAACGTGGCAAAGATAAGGCATGAACGTAAATTTGTTTTGGAAGATAGACGCCGGATCAAATTGCAAAGGCCAGGCATAATCATGCAAAGCCAAAACTTGTTCTTTAGAAGTGCAAACAAGGCCGATAGCTTTAGAAACTGTTTCGAACATCCATTTTTGGCCTTCGGCGTTCGGGTGCGTAACATCGGACCATTTAAGCAACGTGCTTACCAAGTAATAACTAGCGCTGTATTCAACCGTCAAGGTTTGATCGCGGGTTACATAGTCAGGCAAGCCCACATAAGTACCCCGCGTTTCAATTGAAGCCCGCTTCAAGCCTTTACGGCATGGATTGGAAGGGTCGGCATACCAACAGCAATCTACAACAACCAAAGTGGTATTGTATTTAAGGCAGTATTTAATAACCCAATCAATGCGCTGTTGAAAAGCCGTATTGTATGCAGAATCCGAAGCGCAATCGCCGTAATCATTCGCGCCCAATGCCAAGATTAACATTGAACCCATGCACAGCTTTTCAATGCAAGCTTCTGTCGCTGGTTTCAAACGTCGGCCAGACTGGCTAAAGTTTTGAACAACGTTGCGGGCGCGTGGCGAAGTCGCAGCGGGCGGAAATTCGTAGCCGATGCCGCACAACGTAACTGTTCCAGAAACAACAGCAAGCCTTAATTTGAAGCTTCCTTTCTTGTTATCGACCATGTTAATCAGAACGCTTTTAGCGTTGTCCCTGGCCGCATTTGTATCTACGTTGGAAGCTGCGCCGCCGTTTACGGAATAACTGAACACGCCTGCGCCTACGTCCGAAATGTACCAAATTCGAACAGACGATTGGAACGTAGGTACATCGAATTCAATGTAATTGCCAGCAACCGCCGAAGTATAAGACAACCCTTGCAAAACGTCTTCGCCGCCTGTTGTCGATTCCGCTGCGGTAAATGAATGACCCGGCGAGAAAGTTACTTCGTGAACTTCTTTGGAAAGTGTTGGACCTGTTCCCAGGTCAAGAAGCGGCGTAAATCCGTAACCCTTGCCGCCGAATTGTGCGTTAATGGCGCGTTTCAAAAGATTTACCCAACCATTTTGATAAAGGTTGCCAGCGAAAGCACCGTGTGAAATGCTGTCGCCAGCTACGATAATTGCGCCGTCCAAACCAGGGGGGATAGTATAGCGGGCGTCAATACTGGTAGCCTTCAATGTAGCTTCGGCGATAGTTTGCGCTTGCGAAACATGTTTACGATTCGCTTTAAAAATATGGTTATCGGCGCTAAGTTTGAAGTTGCCGCCGTAATAGTTGTTGCCTGTAGGCTGGCGGTCAACTTTGTAAGTTTTACCTTCCAAGTCAATATCGCGGCCAGTAAACAGCGTTTCAAGATACGTAAAGCTTGCAGTATCGTTAATTACACCGTCGCCAGTTGCGCCGCTGAAAAGCGCTTTGATTGGCTCTTGATGAATTGCCAATTTGTGCGAATTGAAATCGGTATTGAACACGCCCGAAGTATGATCAAGCAAAACGATATAAACGATGTTGTCTTTAACAACCAGGTCGTTTGCATCGTAGTCGGTTGCAGTTGCCCAAGCGCCGCGACTAATAAACTTCAAATAACGCCCGTTCAAATCGTTTTCTTTGCGCGCCATAAACGCGGTAATACTTTCGACTTCGCGGGGCGTTTCTTCGTTGGTGTTGTAAGTGCCTGTTCCATTTACGAAGGTGTCAATTCTTTCTTCGTTTTCCTTGAAACGGGCAATTGCTTCGTCGGCTGGCAGTTGGGACATTTTAAATACTCCTTATTGTGGGCAACGCTTAGACAAAATCGCCGTCTACATTGATAATCCCGTTTATAAAATCGGTGTCATTTTCGTAGTAACGTGCGTCGTAATTAACGGCGCGAACCGTAGAAGTTTGGTTATTTTCTGGCGATTTTTCCGTTACTAAGAACGCATTTTCGCCTGTATCTGAATTGCCCACAAGTATAAATGTTGTTTTAGCGTAAAAATCATCTTCGACAGCCAACGGAATGCGGGGTGGTCTTGTCAAAATAACTTCGTCGGTATGTTCGCCAGGCAGAACCGGAATTGATTCTACTGTTTCGTCGGCGTATTGCACAAAAATAGAATGGCCGTCAGGATCATTAAAAGTTACTTCGTGCGACAGCTTCAACACAAGGCCGGTTTGCAATTCAACTTGGCCGTCTTGCGTTTCGCTTCGCGTGTTATCGGCAACCAAAATACGGTCATTGGTTACTAACAAATCGGCTTCTTGTGTAGCTTTAAATTCGATAACTACGTTTTGGTAACGTACTTTGTTCCAAATACGCCAGGCGTGCAAATATGCTTGCAGTTTAGACCGAATGCCTAGACTTTCAATTTCTTTTGGGTTGACAGCGGTTTTGTCTTCGGGAATATAATACGTTACCAATGCGTCGTCGGTCGGGTCTACATATTGGAATGAAACACCGTCGAAAGAATCCTGATTGCCAAATCTAACGGTTCGCGTTTCGCTAGCTGGTAATTTGTTTTGATGGTTAAACAAAAGCGTACTGTTGTTCGTAGAACGTTCAAAGTTCATACGAAGAATACTACCGCGTCGATACGCTGTGCAAAAAATAGCATCGCCAATAACTCTTACTGTTTCTTCAAATGAGAGATTGTTATTGTCGAAGGTGTAAGAAAATTCACCGGCTAAGTCTGTGCCGAAGTATTCGCGAACTTCGGCAACGGCATTATAAATTGAATCAAAGTCAATTTCGGCAGGTTGCCGATTGCCGATACGCGGGTCTAAGCAAACAGCCGAAATAATTTCATCCGCCGAATTCGTAGCGTAAAGTTCTTCTGTGAAAGTTGAACCGGATACACGCAAAGGAATCATACGCGTAACTAACATGTTAAGCTTACGTTCTTTGATTTGCAAAGCACCTTCTGTAGCGTATGTAATGCTTTGAACTGTCGTAATTTCTCCAAAATCTACATCGGAAACAGGGGCCGAAGAATAAACGTCGCGCCATTTAACCTCATCAACTACCGAACCTTCGTACTTAAAATCTTTGTTGCTGGTACGTCGTGCGCGAACTTTGCAACGGCCTACGAAAGTAACGTCGGCTGTAAGAGTAGTCGCAACCATGTTGCGCGTTTTAGAAGAACCAGTAAGCGTAGTCGAGAACAATTCAACAGCGCCACGGCTTGAACCGTCCATGTTAATTGGCGTAACTTCAAGTTCAACGCTAGTAATTAAACCAACTTGATTTTTGCCATCGTCTTTGTACATGCCATTCGGAGCAACGAAGTTTGCCAAAACTTGGGTAAGGTCTTTTGCAGGAATTACAAAAGGCCCAATCCATTTGTTAGCTTGGGTTGACAACGTAGGGCTAACATAATTGGTCGTTCCGATGGTCGCCCAGGCCGGTTTAATTGTTTCAGGTGAAACCAAAGTCATTTCAAGTTTGCTTACACTTGCAATCACATAAGTGCCGTCAAGGTCGAAAACAGGCGGGCCGTTTGGAGTTTTCAATACAGCCGAAGCTGTCGAAGGAATTCCAGCACGCTCCCATTGAGGATTTATCGTAGACGGCGAATCCAAAGTAATTACGCAATAATCTTGCGCTGTTTCCAAAAGATGCGCAACCGCCGTAATCTGGTAAGTTCCCGAAAGATCATATGTGTTAGTTACAAAATCGTCGCTGTCCGTTGCATTGAACAAAGCATGTTCAATAATTAAATCGTCGCCAACAACAAATTGTGTTGGAAGCGTCGAAGACGGAATAGGAAAACGAAAATAACCAGTGCTATCAGCGGCGATTACTTCCGTAGTAATCGCAAACGAAGAATTTTCAACAGCATTGATAATTTCTAAATTTTCACCCGACGTAAAGTCTTTTGTAAAATCGTAGTCATCCGAAATGCCAAAGCCATCAAGAACAATCTTAAATTGAATTTTGTTAGGCGATACAAAACGAATATTAGAACGACCAACTACAGTTTGATCGTTTGGAGCGCGAAGAACTTGGCCGTTTACAGAGTTGGAACGAATGACGCTCAACACTGGCGTTGCAATCGGATCGCCAATGCTTAACTGTGGGCTATCGCCAGAATTAGGCGACGTATAAGGACCGTAGATTTCAACAGAAGTTCCGGCAATATCGGACGACAAAGTTCTATCGTCGCGAATATCGGATACTTCAAAGTAGCCGCGTCCGATACACATGTACGCGTATTCTACTTCTTGATTTTCGATGAATAATTTATATGGTACGGCGATAAGGTCCGGCGTGCTGCGAACAGTTCCGTAAATGTCCGGGATTCTGCCATTAGGACGCGGCTTGTTAGTACGTTCGGAAAGTTCGTTGTTGGGCGAAGATGATTGCGTGTTACGAAGTGCCGAATTTGGCGGCGTCATGTTCGAAGCCAATACGACAACGGCAACAACAAGAACCGCAATAACCGCGTAAATCACCCAAGCTGCAACAGGTGCGCCGGGATAGACAATTACGTAAAACGGGCCTTCCATTTCGCCTAAGCGTTCTACTTCGGCTTCGTTGGTTGGCGTAACGTCTGTGACTTGCGAAATTTGGTTTGTGTAAATCCTGGCACTATCCGGCCATTCTACGAACTGTTCTTGCAAAAACGCCCGAATATCTTCTACGTCGTGCGTTGTCCAAGTGGCCGGTTCGAACGGGTTCAATGCCAAGATTACATGCTGTTTCATTTATAGTACCCCAATGTTTTAAATCCGATAGAAGCTATTTCAATCGGTTGATATTCTACGCCGCTTTGTTGAATATGAAACACACGCCCATTAAGAAAAATGCCCACATGGGGCGGGAAGCGGGGCCGACTCATAACGACGATGCAAGGGCTACGCGGCCCCGCCAGGCGTTCAAAGCCGCGCATCATGCCGAAAGATACGCGCCGGTCGGCAGAAGGCCGCAGCAGGCCAGCAAGGCGACTAGCCATCGGTTGCCCTGTTAAGTGTTCCCATACTTCGCAAACAAAGTGCGCGCAATTATACGTATTCTTATCGTATTTGCGATGAAAGAAAGCGTCAATACTCATAGGAACCCGCGAAGCATTACGAACCGATCAAACTTGTAAAGTTCGCCGGTCTTAGTTACGTTCAACGCTGGCGCTTTGGCTTCAAAGGTTGCACCTTCTTTGTTGAAAGAAAAGGCTTCAATTTGAAGAAAAATCGGCCCTAACATTGGTTCCGTAAGATCGTCAGAACGATAAGTACGATACAAAACATTCGGTTTGGTTAGGAAGCTGTTAGCTTCTTTAACCGCGTCCATTTCTTTTGGTAAAACTTCGCCAAGATCGCCAATGTTTACGACGATTGATTGGTCTAAGTCATCGCGGGAAGCACCGACAGAAATTTGCAAAGGATAATAATCAAACGTTGCAATTTCCCCGGTTTCCAACTTTACCGTTACGCCTTCTACAGCGTTACGAACGATTCTATATTTTTTAGTAAAACTTGGGTGCGTTATCTCCAATAGTTCAAGTTGAACTATGCTAGATGCGCACCTTAAAAAGAAATCGGCGTAGTTCGACATTATACGATTCCTGGCAAATCAACGTTTACAATTGTATTCAATCGGTCTTCCCAATATGCGAACCCTGCGCCGAATTCGTTATACATGAAAACATAATCAGCGGCAAATTCCGATACAGGCAAAGGATAGACTTCAAGTTCGGCAGTTACGAAATACGTCAATCCTTTCTGACTATTTAAAACCATAGAACCGGGCCGGAAATAAGCCTTGTGCGTGGTAAGCCTTGGTTCGTCCAAAAGCAAGTCGATTTCAAACGGCAATGAACCGCTTGCAACGACCGCTTTATAAAACGAACGAATGTAAGTGTATTCGGCGGGGCCGACGTTCCAAGCAACCATTACACGCGACGTAGAACCCATGATATCCCGACGATAGCGCGATGCGCCACCGTCTAACTGTGTGGCTACAGTTTCGATGCCATCGGTTACAGAATACGCCGAATTATCAGGGGGCAAAACAAACTTGGTCAATGCGGCCATTCTTAGCCCCTTCTACGTTGGGTTTGTGTACTCTTACCTAGCGATTTAGACACGCTAGAATTTGCGTTAGACAAATTCGCTGCAATTACGTTTGGCGCTTCGCGGCGAACAATTGTTTTAGCTTCGTCGCGTGCAATAATGCGAATTTCGCTAGCGCTAAGTTGTTGTACTTCAAATTCTTTAGACCCGCCGTAATTTTCAATGTTTACGCTAACGTTAGGTCCGACTTGCGCAGCTTTACCGGCATTCGAACTATTCATTGATACGCCAGCCGCGCCACGATTCATTGCTTCAAGTGCGCCGCGATTACGTGCGGTTGCGGCGGCGTTGACTACGAATTCTTTTCCGTGTACTACGCCCGCAACGTCTTTAGTTCCGCCGTTGCCAGTGTAGCCGCCTTGTTCGAAACCAGCCGCGCTAATTGCGGCTAATCCTTCGGACAAAGCTACAGCGCCAACGATGCCGGACATTGCCGGAATACTGTTTGCCCCGAAGCTGGCAAGCGAAACCATCGCGGCAGCAGGTGCCCAAGCCGTTGCCGTTGTTGCAGCAGCGGTTACGGACATTGCTGTTTGCGCCGTCATTGCCGTAGCGGCGATTGTTTCGCCAAGTGCAGCATTAATTACGTATTGAATACCAAGCTTGACAAGTGCCGAAATCAAACCTGCAATCGCTTCTTTAGCTACGTTGTTCAACGACTCGCGCAAGTTGTCGCCATACACGATAGCGCGACCTACGCTGTTTGCGAATCCATCCGTAAAGCTTTGGAAAAACTGACCAAAAGAATCTGTCATACTACGTTGCACATTTTCGTAGCTGCTTACCAGGGTTCCTAAGCTTGCTACGGCCATATCTGCAAAGCTTCCGTCGCCCATATTGATTTTCAGATTCGCAGCGTCAACGCCCAACTTAACAAGGCGTTGTGAATACTGGTCAAGCGTAATCATACCTTGCGCAAACGCTTGGTTAAGCGCGGTCGTTTGATTTTGCAAAGTCAATTGCGCGCCTTGCGTTTCGCTGTAAATCTTGTTCAATTCCTGATTTACACCTTTTTGATTTTGCAGCGCTTGAAACTTCGCTTGAAGTGTAAGCAAATCTTTTTCGTTAAGTACGATGCCTTTAGCAAGCAATTCGTTTTGAACTTGCTGCATTTGTTGCGCGATTTCTTGTTGTGGCCCGACTTTCATCAACAACGCGCTTTGTTGTTCCATTTCGCGATTAATCAAATACAAAGGATCAATTGCGGCCTTGTATGCTTCCGCAGCCATTGTTACTGTTCGCTGATAACGTTCGCCCGAAATTGCGCCCATTTCTAACAGCTTTGCGGCTGCTGTAAGTTGTGCGTTATAGTCGCGCAAAGGTGCAATTGATGCTTCGTAAATCGCGTCGAATGCTTGTTGAGTTACTTTAGCGTCTTCTACTGCCTTAATTTTACCGCGCAAAGATTCGCGTTCCGTATCGCTAAGTTTAATCTTCTTCGAAGCCAAGTTGATTTCGATCTGATCCAACTTTGCCAAAGCTTCGCGCTCCGGTTTAAGCAAATTAATACCGCGCAATTCCTTGTCAAGTTCCGCGTTAATGTGGGCTAATGCCATTGCCCGATTTTCAGCAGCTTTCAAAGCTTTTGCGTTCGGCGCTGTAGGATCGGCTACGCCAGTTCCACGCAAACCGCCGTTATTGGCAGCTTGCGCAGCTTCGGCAGCGCGGCGGGCTTCGCTAACCTTCTTAGCACGGTTGCTAATTGCGGCAACTGCACCGCCTACAAAATCGGTATCAAATGCGTCTTTGAACGATTTCTTTACGACGCCTGCCAAGTCGCCAGCAGCGCCGGTAACTTCCATTTTGTATTGGTCCAATGACACTTTTAAATCTTCGTCGAATACTTTGCCAAGCCCGATTTTTTCGGAAGCTTGGTTAGCTACGTGCGTAAGCTTATTGATACCTGCAAGCGCGCCATTAATCATCATTTCGTTAGCTGTTATTACCAAATTCACAGCTAAAGCGAAAATGTCTTTCATCGCACCAGGGAATAACTTCCATCCATTTACGACGGCGTTAAACGTTGCGACAAACGTTGCAATTGTCCAATTTGAAGTTGTTTTCCAAATCGACATAATGAAGCCGCCGATATTTCGGAATTGTTCGCCCATTCCGTTAGTTTTGGAATTTACCCAATCAATCGCTGTACCCCATGCCGAACTTACCCAATCTGCGGCGGCTACTGCGCCATCGGCTACAAACCCCCATGTAGCTTTTGCTGTATCTTTCAACGTTACTAAACCGTCGTCAGACACGGCGACTTGATCGCCAAACAACGCGATGGCCGCAACGGCTGCGGTAATGCCCACAACTAGCAGGCCGATAGGGTTTGACGCGATTGCCACCGTAAACGAAACTACGGCGCTTGTTGCGGCATAAAGCATAGCAACCAATGCGGGACCAAACGCGACAAGCAATGCAGCGCCCAGGACGGCAAGCCCTAACGCAACCGCTTTCATGTTTTCGCCCAAGAATCCCATAAACTGCGCCAGCGCGGCAGTAATACCAATTGCCTTGTTCATTTCGCCGAAGAACTGAATAGCGTTGTTCTTCAATACGGTAAAGCCCTGGCCCATAGTCATCGTTGTTTTTGCAAACTTCGAATCGGCAAAACCTTCAAGCTTTTTAAACGCTTGAAACAAAACTTCGCCTGTAATTTTGCCTTCGCTTGAAGCTTTCTTCAAAGCGCTTTCGGTAATATGCAAAACATCGGCGATGGAACGCCGAACAGCTTTAGGCATGTTTTCGGACAACGAACGGAATTCGTCGGCTTGCAAAACGTTAGCGTTAAATGCCTGGCTAAGTTGAAGCAGTGCCGCCGCTTGTTCGGTTGCAGTTGTTCCGCCAACTACGAACAATTTGTTAATGGTCCGCATCATTCGAACGGTATCGTCTTGCGATTTACCCAAAGTAATCAACGACGAATCAAAACGCGAAAACGATTGCGCTACGGCGTCAACAGGTGTTCGGGTTTCGTTAGCAATGTCGAATACTTTTTGCGTTACAGTCGTAAGCTGCTGTTCGCTGTCGGTTACGACTTGAAGTTTGTTTTGCAAAAGCGTATAAGCTTCGCCAAGTGCCAGCACAGAAGCGATAGACACAGATACGCCAGCAATACCGGCGGCAGCTTGAACAAAATTCTTCAATCCGCCTGCGGCGTTATTCGACGATTGCGCGGCGCGGTCTTGCGCTTGTTGCAGGCGCAGCGCGGCCAGGGCGGCACGGTCGGACGCGGCTTGCGCTTGGGCTGCGGCGGCTGCTGTGCGGGCCTGTTCGGTCGCCAGGCGTTGCGCAGCGTTCGCGGCCTGCTGTTGGGCCAGCGTGGCGCGGGCCTGCTGTGCGGCTAGCCTGGCCGCTGCTGTAGCTGCCAACGTATTCGCCGCGTTCGAACGCTGTTGCGCTAGCGTAGCATTTGCCGTAGCCGCCGCTGTACGTGCAACTTCTGTCGCTAGCCGCTGTTGAGCTAACGCCAATTTTGCCGCCGATAAACCAGAACCGTTTAATTGCGTAATCAGTTGTTGCAAAGCGCCGCTGTTCAACGCGTTAAGTTGCGTCTTCAAACGTTCAACCGCCGTTCCTGCATCGCGGGAATTCTTTGCAATGGTTTGAATCTTCGTCGCAATAGCCGACGAAACTTTATCTTGAATTACAATATCAATGCGTTCGTCGGACATTGTGGGCTTTCTCTAAAAACGAATCTTAGATTTCTTAATATTTTTTATGCCGATTAACCTGGAACGTTCGACGAAACCAGCCGGGGCTTGCTTCGAATAACCATCGTTTAATCGACGAATATACGGCAATACGTTGCTGATAAAGATTGTAACGCCTGGCTTCTTAGATTGCAAAACATTACGCGCATTTTCTCGCGTTTGTTTTGAACTTGCCGCCTTTGTTGAACCAGATTCGCCGGGATAATGCGGCGGTATTTTCGAACTAACTTTGCCACCCAAAGCAACCTGCCAATTCGATACAGCTTGCGAAGTATCCACCGGCGTTACTTTCGATAAGTCGTCAATGATTGCCATTGCCGTAGAAACAGCAACGCCGCTAACCTTCTTTGGAAGTTCAGCGGCGCGCTTTTCTAGGCTGTCCGCTAAGTCAAAAAGCGTCTTTGCCATTATTTCCCCGATTTCGGTTGTTTGTTCTTTAATAGCACTAAATGCGCGTTGTCCATTCGTCTAAGGAAAAAATGCAAGTCTTCGTATTGTTCATCGCTTAATTTATACGAACGTGCGTACCTGTCAATGCTTGACCACGGAATAGGCGTTAATGCCATTGCGTGTGTACGTTCGCTGTCTAAATCAAAAAATGCGTTAAGAAAAAGTTGAAGACCTTCTATTAACTCGGGACTGTTTGCAATACGATCCGGTAAAGGTTCGCCGGATCGTATTGCTTGCCTGGCGATGTTCTGTTCTATCGGTGCAAGGTCAATTAAATAGAACAGAACGTCGGTTAGTTTTTTGCTTCTTCTTCAATTGCGGCGTCCCGGAATTCGGAAGCCTTCGAAGCACGCGCTTGCAGGTCGTCGTAGAAGTCTGGCAATTCCATGAACAACTTCAATGCTGCTTCTTTCGAATACGGCACAACTTCGCCTTTGCGGTTCTGTACGTTTTTCCAGCCCAACAGAATCGTATCGACGAAAACTTGCATCGAAATTTTTTCGGCCAAACCGTTGTCCATCGTTTCGAGTTGAATCGAACGACGGTGCGGCTTCGTTGCGGCTTCAAGCCGTTTAGTGTAACGAGTGTTTGAACGCGACATGCGCGTAACGTTGAACGTTGGAACAGTGCCGTCCTTGTTCGGGCTGTATTCCATTGGTACGCCGCCAACTTCAAGTTCTTTGTTGGTTTCGAAATTTTCGTAGAGAGACATTTTTATAACTCCTAGTTAGGTGGAAAAACAGGGACTTTTAAGCCCCTGTTAGTTTAAAGCAATTTCAACAAAAACGCGAGCAATTACGCTGGCATGCCCACATTAGGCAGATACGGGAAGAACGTTGCCAACATCGTGTAGCCCAGGGCGTTTTCTGCGCCTGCTGCTTCCAACGGCAGCATGATTGCGGCGTCTTTTTCGACGTTCAACCGGCCACCGCCCAGGCCCAACAGCGGAACATCGAAAGCAACGCCCGCGTTGTCATGCGCTGCAATGATGTTCAACGAAACATCGGCGTTATTGCGAACGGCGCGCACAGCTTGCACGGTCGTAAAATACGCCGTTACGCTGCCCGAAACTTCGAAGTCGCCCGCAGTTGCATCGAATGCGCCCAGGACAGCAACGGCCTTCGACGGCGAAACGTTGTTATTGATTGCCAACGTCATTTCGGTAACGTAGCCGAACAACGATGCGTTGTTGATTTCCAGCGGGTCAACGATGTTCATTCGCAGGCGGTAGATATCCGACGAAGTGTTGTACGCCGATTCGCCAGGAATTGCGATACGCGCACCGTCTTTGATGCCTTCCGCGCCGGTAACGAATTCGTTGTCCATTGCAACGAAAGTCAAATCGGCGTTGAGTTTGTCGGCCTGCGGAATGTTCAACGTAAATTCATTGGGGATTGCGCCCAACAGGTATTCGGCTTGCGTACCGTCGTCGTCTTCGCCCAACTGACGTTCGATTTGATACGAACGGCGAACGATAAGCGAAGGGTCTTTTTCGTTGCGCAGAACGACGCCGAAGAAAATACGAAGCGTCTTGCCGGTTCCAGGTTCGCTGGTCGCTACGAACGTGGTTTCGCTGAAAGCGATTTCCGTTGCCGAAATTGACTTGATACGACCGTAGCCGGGATCGTTCGAAGCAAACGAAGTTCCCGCGCTGTCGCCACCGATGAAAATCCATTCGCCAGGCGTAAGGCCCAACGTCGTAAGGTTCGTTGCAGCCGAAACCATTTTTACGCCGGTTGCGCTGGCAACCAACGATACATCGGTTGCCGGGAATTGGAAGCCGACAGCTTCGAATTTCGCGGCGGCTGGCGGCGCAGCTTCGGCGGCAAGCACCTTCGTTACGGTGACAAGGCCGGAAGCAACGGCGGAAACTTGGGCAAGCCCGTTGTTAGCTGCGATACCGAATGCCGTTGCCAAAACCAGATGGCCGACTTTGAATACGCCCAGGCCAGCGGCGGCGGTAAAGCCATTTGCGCCGTTGATCGCGGTAACGACAACTTTGCTCGCGTTCAATGGTTCGGTTGAAGGCTTTTCGCGGGCAGTTGCGAAGAAGAAGCCTTGCAACAGACGTTGAAGGTTCGATTGCGTGTAGTCGGTATTGAAGCCGCCCGATGCGTCCAAATCGGTAACGGTTCCTTTCTGACGTTGGCGCGATGCGTTGATCGGATTCCGGGCTACGTTGGTAATTTCGCCGCCCAGGTCGCTATACGAGTTCGGTTCAAGACCGCGCCAAATTGCGTCGGCACCGTCAACGCCTGGCAGCACTTTAAGCGTTGCTTCTTCGGCGTAAGCCAAGCCCGTAACATTGGAATCAATTTTATTCACTTTTAAAACTCCTTAACTTATTTCGTCGTATTCGTATTCGGCAACGACGTTAAACCGATACGCGCTTTCTTCCTTCGGCAATTCATTGATACGGACATTGCGAAACCACACTTTACCCGATGTTGCTTTACCGCGAAAGGCATTGCGCGCAATCACTGCCAATTTCCGGCCTTTTTCCATCGCTTCAACGTCGGATATAGGGCAGAACAATTGAACGAATAACAGGCCGTCGGCAGTGTACCGGCGTTTGCCGTTTTCATCGGCGATTGTGCTTTGTTCTTCAATCACGGTTTGTTGCGAAACACGACACCAAAACTTAGAAGCATCCGGCGTCGTACCTTCGTCAATACCTTGCCAACGAACGTCGGGCATATAGCCGACAATCGCGGGCGCGCTTGCGCTGAAAGCTGCATTGAACAATGCAAACATTTGGTCAACGGCGCTAATGTAGTCTGTTGTCATTGGTCGAATTCAATCGTGTATAAAATAATCTGGCCGTTAGGCGAAAGCGGGTCAATTGACTTAATGCGCAATACTTCGCCAGTGCTTCGAATAACAACGTCTTTTGCCGAAGGAACAAACGAAACAGCAGCCATTAGCCCGCTTGTCGAACCTGTAGGAACTTCAGTTCCTTTTAAGTATTGAACAAGCGCATTTACCGAACTTGAAGGCAAAAACAAAATTGGAATGTCTTCGTAGTCTACTGGCGTATCGGCAACCGGCTTCCAAGGTTCCCCAACGTTCGGCGTAACGGCAGTCGGAGCGCGCCAAGTGCAAAGTTCGCCGTTCTTCAAAATGGCGCGTTTGGCCGTAGCAATTTGGCGATCAAAGCGACCCATGTTAAGCCCGATAGGTACGAAGGAAGATGCCCACACTAGGCGCGGCACCGAACAGCGGGGCAAGCAGAGCTTCAACCGATGAAATTTCAGGCAAGCCAGTTGCTGTAACCTTGTCCGAAAACTTTTGCGTAATTGGGCCTACTGTGTCTTCGATAAGCAAAGGGCCACCCGCATATGTGGGCTGCAATACAATGCCTTCTTTTGCTTCGATGACTAAGCGCATTTGCGCTTCTTTCAAGACCGAAGGAATCAACGTAGGGTCTTGCTCAAACGTGTCAATAACGACGTTGTATCTTGGAAATTGCAGAACTTGAATCGGACTTACTTTAGTGCCTTGATACCGAGCGCGTTGCGCTTCAAGGTAGTCCATTGCCGTAATCATCAACGGCGTTACATCGGCGTCAACAGCGGACAATACAACGCCGCGTGCTAAAGCATAAGCGCGGGCTTCGTCAATCGTAACGTAGGAATTAGCGTTAGCAACGATTGAACCGTCTTCAACAATGATACTCATAACGAAGCCCTGCCTTTTAGGTTACAGTGATAACAGCCGTAGCCGTAATAGTTTTACCGGACGCATACGTATGCGTTGCGGTAATCGTGGTCGTACCGGCTGCGACGCCCGTAACCAAACCGCCAGCCGATACCGTAGCTTTCGCAGGAACCGAACTTGCGTAGGTTGTCGAAACCGCCGTAACATCGGTAACAGTAAGTGCTGAAATATCAGCACCGACAACCGACAGCGTTTGCAACTGGCGCGTTGCCGTACCGGCGATTGCAAAAGAACCAGTCGCCGACAACAGCGAAAGTTTTGCAGGCCGCAGAACGTCGGGGATACCGTAGTTCGGAACAGCGTTAAACGCCGTAGGAATCGTACCGGCGACGTAATCCGAAGCTTCGATACCGTGGCCGAACGAACCGGACAGCAGCGCGTTACGAACACCAACCGTATAGCCAGGAACGCCAAGCGCAACCAGCGCCGCGATTTGGGCCGCTTCCGTCACCGTAGCAACAGGGCCAGCCGTGAAATACAAAACTTTCTTGGTCATGACAGCCCCTTGTTAGGCGTTGGCTTTCCAGCCTGCGGCAGCAGCCGGGGCGGGGGTTGGGTCTTTGACCGGGGCCGAACCCTTGGGGCCAGGCTTGGAAGCGGCTGGCGTGGCCTTTCCGGCGTCCGCTGCGGCTTCTTCGGGTTCTGGCACTGGCGGCAAACCGGCCGCACGGCGGCTGCGGCGTTCCATTTCGCCAACCTGCCAGGCTTCGATTGCTTCGCGGGCAGTTGGGCGCGCATCGGCGTAGCGTTGCGGAACGATACCGGCTACGCCGTCGCACACTTCAAGCGCGCCTTCGGTCGAAACCAACGTAGCATTGCGAAACGCGACGTTGGGGCCAAGTTCCATTGCTTCGTCCGATTCTGCATCGGTAGCGATTGCCGAAGCAATGAAAAACAAAATTCGCGGAAACTTACGCATTTTAAAAACTCCTATTGAATTTGACAGCAGATAGAAAAACAGGGGCCGAAGCCCCCCGCCGTTCTGCTTAGTTGGTTTCGACGATGACGCCCGCAATGTCCTTGTTGGACGTTGCGTATTTGTCCCAACTGCCCGCCATACCGACAGCCGCATCCGTAGGCGATTTACCGCCCGTAGTTTTGTCCCAGGCGAAGCCCTTGATTCCCAGGTTGTACGACCATTCGGCTTGGAACGTGCGGGCGATATTTTCATCGCCGTTTTTCGTTTCAATGTTGTCCGTGTAGTCGTCGTTCTGGTCAATCTGAATTGCGCCAGGAACCAGGCCGAGATTGTGATACACGTTAGGCGAACCCGCCGCAATCAGCGCCGGACTGTCGGTAACGACGAACACGCGCCCGAACGGATCGGCGGTAACGTTGACCGTGCCGTAGGTGAACAGGTTTGCGGCGTTCGTGATGTTGTTACCGTAGTAATCATGCATCGGCGTACTGTGTACGATCCATGCGGCGATTTCTGCGGAACGGTCGCCGAACTTGGCCGCGCCTTTGTTCAAGTGCGAAGGGGTCAGCGTGTCGGGGGTTTGGCCGGTCGCGTCGTAGATAACCGCCGCGATTTGGGCCAGCGCCGAATAGCAGCCGGTAATGGACAGGTTCAACATATCGGCAAGCATGTCTTGCGCAAGTTGTTGACCCATGGCAGCGCCCGCAACTTCGGGGTTTTGCTGAATCCATTTGAACTGGCCGGGGTCCATTTCGACAGGCGGCGTACCGGCTGCGATTTTGACCATGTTATCGACAATGTGCGCAAGCTTCTTGCTCGCGACAGTGCCGGAACCGTAGGCGTTGCGACGACGTACCAAGCCGGAAATTTTGGCGTAGAACGCTTTTTCGCTGTAGTCGCCTTGATGCGAAGACGACGAAAGAACAATCGTATTGCGCGAAGCGCCGTTGAACAGGTCGATTTGTTGGGCGATGGTTTCGGTCATCGCAAGGTAAGCGTATTCGCTGAATACTGCCAGGTCGGAAAGTGCCACGGTATTTACTCCTTGTTCGCTTCGCGTTTCGCCGACAAGGTAGCCGCAAGGTCACGCGGATTCATTGACGAATACGAAGCAGGTTTATCGGTTTGGTTTTGTTGACCGGCACCGCCGTTCGTCTTACTGAATCCATCTTTTGCGGCACCGCCGCCAGATGCTTTGCTGCCCACAATGATACCGGAATATTCTTTGTTTGCAACGAATTCTTTTGAAAGATCGTCGATAGTCATAGCCGAAGCTTTACCATCGGCCCCCAGGATACGCAACGTAGGTTCGTCGCCGTCGAAATCGACAATCAAACGTTCCTTGATGGCCTTTTGCATAAGCGCCGGTACGGTCGAAATCTTCGCTGCCAATGCGGAAGCGGTTCCGTCGATAAGCGTTTTCTTCGTGTGTTCGGTAAGCTTCGCAATTTTCGCGTTGCTTGCGGTTTCGGCTTCTTCGCTCTTTTTTTTCCATGCCTTTTCGAGCGTTTCGATATCGCCTTTCTTTTTAGCGCCAAGATCGGCGCTTGTTTCGACTTGCTCGCGCAGTTCGTCGCGCTCGCGTTCGGCGTCTTCGCGGCGTTGCTTTTCGCGGTCGCGTGCGCGCTTCAATGCGCCTGTGTCTTCGTCGCCGTCAATGTCCAAGACGTATTCGCCGTCTTTTTCCTTGTATTCGCTTTGAATGTCTTTCGACTTCTTTTCGAATTCTTCTTTGGTCAATTTGCGTTTAAGTGCCATTTCAAGGACTCCTTGTGTTATACCGATACACTGTATCAGCGGGTTAAAATTAGTTTAAGCTTTGCTTGAAAACCTTCGACTGTAAGCGGGTTAACTTCGTCGAATTGCGGCAAGTCCGTTTTGTTTAGTTTTTTACGCCGCAAAGCATCGGCCTTGTTTGCGCCAAGTATATCATCTTGCACGCTGTTAGGTTGGTTATTAATGAAGTCAAAATAACTTGACGGTGCTACGTTATCATCGCCAGAAACGACCGGCACCGTTTTAGAACGGCAGCGTATATGCGCCGGGGGCAACGGGCCAGCCCCGTAATTAAAAACACGGTTGTTTCGGCCTTTGCAAATTTCAGTTGTGCCGCTGTCGATTACGGAAACCCAACGATAGCGGCCATAAAACACGGACGCAATGCCAGCTTGAAGAACCGACGTTGTATGCTGAATTACGGTTGCTGTAACGGCCCCTGCCTGGCTATTAACCCTTGCAAAAATGCCGTCGCGATAGTTGCGCGCTTTGGTCCCTGTAATTTCGGCAAGCACTGCGGCAACTGTCGAACGATTGGCGTAACCTTTGCGTACAGCGTTTTCAACAGCCATTGACGACGATGCTACGAAAGCGGATATGAACGGAAGCGGAAGAATGCCGTTAGCAGGGATAGGCGCGTTGATGATAGCAGCCCAAAGCTTCGATGAATCGCCGTCATTCTGTGGGCTTAAGAACCAGAACAGCGGATACAGACTATCATTTTCATTTTCGGCTTGTGCAGCTTCTAAAGCTTCGTCGCTTTCTTCTTCGTCCGCTGGTTCTTCGTCTTCGCCTTCCGGCCTTTGCAATGTTGCGAAAATGCTTTTAGAAACGACAATATCAGCGTTCATAAAATCTTGCATTTCGGCGATAAGCTTTGCCGTGTAAGCGCTATAAACTCGGTTTTGAATTTGGCGCAGTTCGACAAGAAAAGACCGAAGCGCCGTTTTACTCAAAGCGTCAAGTGTACCAAAGCGAAGCTTGCCGAACAAGACTAGAAATTCTTTGTCAAGTTCACGCAATACTTTATTGAATTCTATAGCATGATAAGCCTTTACGCCTTCTACGTAAATTTGATGGCGCGTTAAAACTTCAAACAATCTTGTGTTAGTTACCATGGCGGAAAAATCCTTTAAGTTTTAAATACAATTCCGTCTAAAGATACATAGCTTGCGTTACCGGAATTAAACGTAACTACGCCAGCAGTATCAATGCGAACATCGCCAAGGGTTCCGCCTGAAATTACGGCATATATTTTTATATTGCCGGGACGAAAACCGGAAGGCAAAGTAAATATAGGGCTTCCGGTTCCGGGTCCGGCAACTACACCTTTCAAAAATACAAAGCCGAATTCGTCAATCATGTAACCTGCAACTTCATAACCGCCGCCCAGGTTAGACCAACCGCTAGAAAAAGTTGGTGCAACAAATGCAGCTTGTGCTTTGTTAGCCTTCAAAGCAATTGCCGCAGCTTGTGCTGTTGACACTGGCTTGCCAGCATCCGAAGTATTATCGACGTTGTTAAGCGACAACAAAGTTTTGGCCGTTGCTGCGCTCAATACTTCGGGTGCGCCTGCGCCTGCTGTATTACGGCCAAGCAAAGAAGCCGTAGCCATGTTTGCCATTTTTGTCAATGTTACGGCAGCATTTGCAATTGTTGCGGCAAATGATCCGCCGCCACTTCCTGTTACATCGCCAGTAAGTGTAATTGTTTGATCGCCTGTATTCGTTCCGCTAACGGTTCCGCTACCTGTCGGGTAACTACCTGCAATTTGTGCGCCAACTTCGGTGTAAGTGTAAGTTGGTTTCGTAGGCTGCTTAGCCCATGCATATACGTCGCTAGCTGGCAAAGAAGACGGCGTAGTATAGCTAATAACGCCGGTCGTAGAATTGTACGATAAAGAACCGCTTACGCTAATTGCGGTACGACTTCTTGCATTGGTATAGTAAAGGTTAGTACCTTCTGCAATATGCCCTGAATCCGGCAATTCCGCGTCAGGCACTTTACCGCCTACCAAAGTAGCGAATGCGCCCGATAAAGACGCTGTGAAAAACGCTTTTAAATCCGCAACGGTCAACTTCATAACTAAGCCGCTTGGAACGTCTTTAATTAAAAAGCTATCCGCGTCGTCTAAATCGACGTAATCAATTTCTGGCGAATCGTCGAATCGCTTTTCTAATGCAATGTCAAAGATAGTCATACGATGCCCACATTAAGCGCCAGGGGGTTTAGCTGCTGGCTTGGTTCCTGCTGCGGCGGCGGCTGCGGCCTGTGCTGCGATATCGGCTTGGGCTTGCGCTTCTTCCAAGCCCAGGTCAACAGACAGCGCCAATTCTTCGTCAATCTTCTGTTTGGCTTCGGCGTCGTCAAGTTTGGCGATACCAGCGCGGCGAAGATTGGCGCGCATTTCTTCGAAGCAGATAGCACCGGCTTGCCATTCGGCGATAAGCTGCGCCCGTTCTTGCGGGTCCATTTTCGATAAATCGAAATCTGTATTCAAATCGTATTTGACTTCAACTTCTGTAGTGTTTACGAAGATGGAACACCATTCAAACGCCCATTTAAAAGCGGCGCTGATATTCTTTGCGGTCGAAGACAGCGTAGAAGTTTCGGCAGTGTTTTCAATGCTGGCTTCGGTTGCCGTTCGCTGTGTCGTTTTTTCTTGAACGATCTTTGCGCCCAAGGCTACCATTTGGCGCTCTTTATGGCCCATTTCTTCGAATGGCATCGTGTTAGGTTCGGCTTGCAGCAAACCAGCATCGCCGCCAACAGGCAGCGGAACAGCGCCACGCGAGCCAAGCGCAATTACGCCTTGTAATACGTTCTTTACCCAATCTTCGGTAAGGCCGGAAAAATACGGCGTAGGCTGGCCGACGATATAGCATGATTCTTCGTAGTCGGCACTGTTTCTATAGTGCGCGATATTAATTGATGCCAGGTCATACAGCGGCGGCAAGTCCGGCGTATCGTCGTTGTTTTCCGAACCAATAAACGTAAACGGAATTTCAACGAGATTGTTACCGGCTGCATCCTTTGGATAAAACGGCCCTTGGGCAATCTGGTAAATCTGTTGACCGCCTTTGCGCCAAATCGTTACTTCGTATTTATCTTCAACAAGGCGAAGTACGCGCCATTGATCGGCTTTCTTCATTTCGAAACCATCGTCGCTAACTACGTAGGTTTCTTTAAGTACGACAAGCGACAAAACTTCTTTCGAACCGCGAACGATTTTACGCCAATTGATTACGTCCCATGGCGCATAAGCGTTTATGGTCGGGCGAACTTCGCCTTTATCAAGCTGGTCTTTCGTTGCCGCTGCATCGGTTGTTGGATAGTCCACCAACAGGCCAGAACGGCCATATGCCAGCGTGTACAACGTTACACGCTTCGCCAATTGTTCGGCACTAACGCCGCCGCCGTCCGCGTCCTTAACAACAATGTCAAGATAGCCGGGAACTTCAACAACCGGTAGGCGTGCAAACACTTGACCGGCCAGGCCAGCCAAAGTATGTTGTGTTACGTTGTAAAATACGGCGCGTTCTTTGTAGGATTTGTAACGCTGAATATTCGCCGGGGTTACGTCTTCGGCGTTTGGCCGTGGCAAATACTTATCCCCTGCTTTTTTAATTGCCGGTTCGCCTTCGATGCAATCGCGAATCAGATAATACGACGGTAACAGCTTTTTTACTTCTTCGCGAACGAATGCGACGTTTGGCATGATGGCCCCTAGTTAGGTTGGATGCGTTGTTTTAATCTTACGGGCGAAACGGTTATTGCCCTTTAATACACGATAGCGAACCATATCATAAGGATGGTCTTCGGCGGAAGTATCTACGTCGTCGAATTTGATAGGGTCACGCGGCAATGTGGGGATCGTGTCTATAGAAGCTATGCAGCAGTCCATAAAATAAAGCGCTGGCCCTTCGCCCTTCGTAGCAGCTTCCAGACGGTCGCGCACCAACTGCAAGCCGTTACGGCGGCTACCTGGCGACTTGTCCGATTCCGTCCAACGAATGCCCTTATCCGACATTTTCTTTTCAATGGTATCTACGTCAGATTCGCGAACGTCCCGAATCTGATTATCCGCTGGCCCCGGCCATGGTTGCGACGTAATCCAACCGTTCAACATCATGACCACTTCGCGATCTTTAATACCTTGGGCTACGTCGCCCGCGCTTAACTTCAATCCTTTATTCGTTCCAATTTCTTTTGTTCCGTACCATTCGGCGAATTGAATCAACGAACCGGCAGGCGGGCAGAAAGTGCGGGTCGTACCGTCTTTGTAATGTATCGTTGCTTCTTCGCCGTTGGCTTCTGCAAACCAGCCCACACTAAACGGGTGCGACGATCCCCAATCGAAAGCGCGATCAATAAGCCAGGTCGGCGGGATTACGAAGCGCGGTACAACGTGCGTTTTGATATTCCATACGTCATCAAGTGCGCCGCCCGTTACGATATCCCAATCACCATACAACCAAGCCTTGCGCAAGTTTTCGTCAGTGATACTTTCAAGTTCCGCGATGTATTCAGGGCGAAGATAAATGTTTTCGCGATACGAACCAAAGATAGTAACTTGCGTCTTAACTACGAAGTCGTTTTCTTGCGTTTGCGGGTTGAATACTTCAACTTGCGTTTTCAAAACAACGCCGCGTGGCGCTTTGTTAATGAAACGACGCTTAACCCAATTATGACCAGGGCCATTAGGGTTAGTAGTGCTGAATACTTCAAGCGGGATCGGCGGCAAAGGCTTGCCATCCGGCGTTAGATAGTTTCCGTTCTTATCCTTCGGCGTGTCGCGTTCTGGTTCAAAAGACGAACGATTTACCGACATAAACTTATCGTAAAGTTCGGACGTTGGATATTTGGTCAATTCGTTCCAGCCTACGAATGGGTATTCGTGGCCGTGAAAGCCGTCATAGTCGCCGATCTTCTTTACGTGCCTAAACAAAAGTTCTTCGCCTGTCGGCCAAACCCATTTGTAAGACGCGGCGGATTCCATGAACTTAGCACCGTCGAAAAACTTTGGAAACCATTTTTTAGATTCGGCGACAAGGCCCGACAGGTTATCGAATTCAAGGTCAAAGATAACGCCGCGCCAGTATTCGCCATAGCCCAGGCCAACACGGCGACGGAAGCGCATAAGTTGCGTAATGGTCTTACCTGGCCCGCGTGCGCCTTCGTAAAGGGTATGCGAACAGCGCGTATCAATTGCCAGTTCTTGCGATGAATTTGGTATAGGTTGCCAAACTACGTCGAATGCTGGCGGCGCTACCTTCGTTGCCTTAGTGGCGGCTAGTGCTAACATTGAGCAATTCCCTTTGTTGGCGTTCCGCTTTCATTTCCCATTCGTCGTTTGTTCCAAGGTCTTTCACGACCATTACTTTATTTGTAACGACGTTGGTAACAATGTTTGTATTTGGCTTTTCAATGAAGCCGCGAACTTCGGCGTACAGCTTTGCAATCTTTACAAAGTCTTCTGTAACTACGTAGTCCTTTTGCAGTCGTTCCCAAATCTTGCGGCAAAGTTCGGCCTTACCTGGCAAGAACGCGCCTTCGCCTTCTTCGCTAGTAATGCGTTCTTGTTCGGCTAATACAAAGGGGTCTTTCGGCCATGTGTGGGCAGCGCGTAGCGCCAGGCCGGTATCGTCGGGAAAAACTTGAAGCGCTGCCTTGAATGCGTCGGCAGGATTTTTAAGCAGTTCGACAGCAAAGGCTGTCTTGCATTCTTCGTTGTTGATTCGGTCGTCGATCATGGCGCATGCTTTCTGAAATTCTCATAGCGCCATGATACGACAGGGCTTGACCGTAGGCAAGACTAATCTACTTTGCAAGCCTTTTGATACACTACAACCAGGCCGCGCAGTTCGTCGATACGAATGTTAGCGGCGTCCAAATCGCCGCCTAGTTCGATAATTTTTCCTGCAACTCCGTCAAGATTGACTTCGCCCGCTGTAGGCCCGTTGGTTGGTTCGGTTGCGTTGCTGGCCGCATCGCGTGCGCTGGCGGCGGGGGCGGGGTTGGCGTTGGTACAGGAACGTTTGACGCGCAACCGGCCAAGTTCAGCGTTAGCAGCGTCAAGACGGCCAGTAAGTGCGGCAACTTTCGATTCTGTTTCATTTCCTACCCCTTCGATAGCTTTATTCGTAGCGGCTTCTTTCGCCGCAACCTTTGGAATTTCTTTAACGATGGTTTTATTAACCTTCGCTTCGTTGACGGCGCGTTCGTGCCTTACGCCCATTGCAAACGCCATCATTGATAGCAATGCAGCGCCAGAAACATACATGATGATTCTGTTAGCAGTATTCGAAGCCATCATTTAACTAACCTTCTTTCCGCTTCGAAGCTGCGCCAGGCTAAGGCCGTTCGTGTATTGGAAGTGGGCCAGTTCTTTAAAACTTTCCCAATCGCCCGCCCATTCAAGCCCACATGCTTTACCGATGGCCCCGATTTGCTTCCACAGCTTGCCATCTTCGCCCGACGTTCCCCATACGGGTTTGCCATTACGAAGCGGTACAACGTCGAATGCGCAACGGAAGTTATGCCAGGAATACCCGCCCTTCGCGTTGGTTACGACGTTGCCGGGGGCTGTACGGCCTTGGGCGTAAAGTGCGTCTTGACTCTCGTAATCGCGGAAGGTAGACGTTACGAGAATGTCGATACCTGCGGCCTTGCATGCGTCTAGGAACGCGGCGGCTTTGGACGACACAGCTTTGTCCAAATCTTCTAGCTTACGACTGTTTATCATTTTGGTTTCCTTGGGTAATTCCTGCATCTTCGCCAACCGGGGCGATACCGAAAATACGGTCGCGCAAACGCTCAAATCCGGCAATGGCGCGTGTACCCATGTGGCCCGAAATTGCGATAAGAATTGCCGACATTTCGCCGTTTATCTTCGAATATGAACAGAACATATACGTCAATAAACCGGCGAAAGATGAAATGACCAGATCAAACGCGAGTTCGCGAAGATTGAATTTGGAATGCGTCATACGCATACGTTGGATATGCGATACTACCCCGCCCCAGGACGATAGCATAAACGTCCAAACAAACGGCCATACGTTCTTGAAAAATTCGCTGATTGCGATGTATGTATCTGTTTGCTTTTCGGGCATGGCGAGTTCTCTTTTCGGTTATTGTTTGCGCGTGTTCAATAACGCGGTTTCCGAATGATAACAACCCTTGCGCCAAAAGAAAAGCCCCGCACGTATGCGGGGCTTTTGCACAACACAGCTAGCAGGGCGTTTGCCCTGCCTGGCCGATTACAGGGTACGCCAGACGCGAGCGCCCTTGACGCCGTTTTCTTCGACGCTGCGCACGACGAATTGGCGGGTAACTTCCATCTTCGGACGCTGTACGGTCTTCGTCGAAAGTACGACGAACGAACCGTCGCGCTTGACGCGCTTGCCTGCGTCGTCCAGTTGGTATTCTTTTTCTTCGACGGTTTCCATTTCGGCGGTTTCAACCGAATAGCGGGCGGTTGCGCTCGATACGGTCGAAGCCAGGGACTTTGCAGGGTCCGGCTTGTCGGCGGTCGCGGCGACGAAGAACGATTGACCTTTGCTCATTTCGTCGAACGGGTAGACGTTGCCGCCACGGCCACCGCGTTTGATGGTTGGCAGTTCAACAGCGTCGTCCAGCTTGAAGGCCGACTTGACAGCGGCAGCGCCGGGGGTTGGTGCGTTGGTGTTCGTGTTCATGGATTCGATACCTTTTTGGGTTGCGCGGGTTGCGACTTCGCCCGCTTCGTTGGTAATGCCGGGATTGATTTCGACCAAGCCTTGTTCGACCAGCGGGCCGTGTACGGCGGCGGAAGTGAACAGGCCGTCAGCGCCAGCGGCGACGATCATTGCCAGGGTGATGACGGCAGCGTTTTGAACTGCTTTGGATTTGCCTTTGGTAGCCATTTGTAATACTCCTTGTTGTTCGCCGCTTGGCGGCTGGTTTAGGTTCGAACCGAATCAGTCGGTAAGTGATACTTTAAAGACTTCGTTTAACTTCGTCAAGCTTATTTCAAACTATTTCGAAACTTTTTTAATATCGTCTTTTTCGCATTCCGTCGAATAGCTTTTGTCGTAGTCTGGCCAAATGCCGTTGTACACGTTATCGCAGTACACGCGCTGTTGTTGCGTTGCGTCGTCCATATCCATTTGTG